CGCAAGATAATTTCACTGCACGGATTCGTGCCCCACATGTGTCCGGTCTCACGGCGTCCGTTACGGGCCACCTGTGCATCAGCAGCCTCACGATTGAAGATGCCTCGCTCTCCCGACTTAGAGTCGTAGAGGGCTAACCACTCGCGCATAAACGTACCCATCTCTGGTTTAGTCTTGTACGCCACAGAATTGTTAGCGAGTCCGCGCTGACCGTCACGGTAGATACCGAGTTCTGGCTCATCCCACCACTCACCCGACTTGGCGTGGCGCATCTGATCGTCACTGAGGTTCGACAGAGAGATCAGGGCAGAGCGACGTACACCACCCACCACAACAATCTCACCGATTTTACACATCAGGTCGTGACACTCAATCGGGAAGAGACGACGGCCCTTCGCTTTTTGGAAGAGCTTTACAGTGAACATAAATAAGTCATTGAGAGGCTTCGGCCCGGACGCACGACCGCCCATAGTCTTGAGACGCTCACCGGATGCGCGTACGGAAGACAAGTCCCACATAGGAATTTGACCGGCGTACAGCAGAGCAATCAACTCTCGCAAAGACTTCGCCCATCCGGGCTTAGAGTCGCCAACCTTGATCACCGTATCTGTGTCATTCATCGTGTCGCTGACAATAGGCAGTTTGTCCACGTTCTCTCGTTCGACAGAGAAGCCTACACCTGTGCCGCACATCAAAATGTACATGCACTCGTCGAACGAACGAGGACTGTCTACCGGGATGTAGCTACAGTTGTAGCCGCAGATGTTGTCACGAGCGAGGGCTGGCCCTGCTGTCATCATAGCCCGCATCGACGGCATGATCTCCTGACTGAGGATAGCTTGTTCGATGTCGAACATGTCCGTGTCAGTGATTTCGTAGTTGTGTTTGCCGCGAACCTGATTACGCATAAAGTTCGTGTAGCGGAACACAGTCTCGTCCCAGTTCTCGCGGCGCTGCTCGTCGTCGAGCCAACGCGCGTAGCGGGACTTGTGTATAAACTGCTGATACGGTGTAGGCAGCATATTATTCATCGTCTATCTCCTCAATAAGTTTGTTCAAGTACCACTTCGCCTTTTCTAGGTCTTGGACGCCGTTCTTGTAACGGTAGCGCCACAGGTACTTGATTATGTTTCCTTGCAGGTAATACTGATAGCCTTCATCCGTAGCAGCACGGATGGCATCGATGCACTCAATCCCTGCTTGATTGTAGTGCGGTGGCGAATGCACCATGTCTGTTTGTGCGTTAGCCCACGCTAAGTTAGCGGCGCTTTGCATACTTGCCATGCTCTCTTGCTCTGCCATCTTCTTCATATACTCCTCGTGTCTCACCGATCATCTCCACTGCCAACAATCGTACCCTTGTTCATGCGGCACTTCAACTTGTAGATGTTCATCTCGGCAATCTGTTGAAGAGAGAAGCCCAAGTCGTCAGCGAGGGCAGCGCAATACCACAGGACATCGCCTATCTCTTTTGCTATCTCACCCTTGAAGCGAGCGTCGTCTCGATCATCACGAAAAATCTTCTTCACCTTGTCCGCGACCTCGCCCGCCTCACCAGCGAGTCCGAGAGCGGGATACGTAATCTTCATGCGTTCGGGATAGATAGCAAACTTGCGTGCCTGCATCTGATAGTTGTTCAAGTTCCAGTTGTTCTTGATCATTGCTTCTTTCCGAATTCTACTTTTACGATGTTTGTTTCCGGATCGTGCTTCACGTCAACGCCGTTGCCCGTGACATCGATCATCGCCTCTTGTGCCGCCTGAAAACGTAAGCGTGCTAACCCTGCTGCCATCACCCGCTCGAAGTCAGACTCCATCAACTCTATGAGTCCGGACAGGATAACCGCGCCCGCAGGAATGTATTCATCGTCCTCGTCTTCTTCTGTCGTGTCGTACGCTGTCATGCTCACATGATCATCGCTGTCACCCTCTTTGAAGATCAAGTACCAACGATCCTGCAAGAGGCTTGCGCGTTCTAGGGTTGACTGCATATCTTTTTCATCCATTCTTGCACCACTCCTCTGGGATCGATCCCTCTGCCCACTCGAATTTATGTTTCGTAGCCCACTGAGCATACGTGGTCTTCGACCCTTTGTATATCTTGTTGTTGGCACGCAAGAACACAAAACGGATATCGAGGTCCGGATGTTGCTCCTTGACTAGAAGCATCTTCATCCGATCACCCTTGTCGAGATGCCCCTTCGCTTCGACGTAGATGCCCGTCTCGGGGATGTAAAAATCCGGTGTGTACGTGCGAGGCTTGGGTACGTACGTCAGCTTCATGCTTTCGTATTCGTAGTCTACACCACGCTCAGAAAGGGCGCGAGCGAGATTGAGTTCGAATGTAGAACGAAACCCGGCCTTCATGGCCGAGCTTTGCTTCATAGACGCATTCCGACGGATGCCAGCCTTTTTAGAAGATACCCTGCCAGTTTTGGGGACAGACGTTCCATAGGCGAGAATTCGTTTGTCAAGCGAGTCAGTGGGACGCATACGTTAGCTCCGGATTGTGCGAGGCGACTGATCTTTTGTATTTCCACCTCGACGGTTGTGATGTCACGCTTCTCCGACTCGGAGGATAGCGTGCCCAAGTCACTGAAATTGTTACGTAATGTAAGCGGCAAGCCCCGCTCGTGCTGTCGCAAGAAAACAGTTTTACGTTCGCCGCCCGCACCGACGTGCGACTCGACGTACATATGATACATGTCCTTGTTTAGCTCTAAGAGTTCGAGATCGTAGTCTCGAATGAAAACGTACGGCACATCATAGCTCCTGTGTTTTGAGTCGCGTGTACCACACCTTCGGGGGTGACTTAGCCTGTGACGTTACCCTGTTGTGCAAGACGGCATCAGGCCAGCAGTGACCACGAAATCCGCAGAGGCTACACTCTTTCGGCAAAACTTTATTGCCCGTGCGTATCACCTCACCCCTACGCTTGTACGTTTCGAACTCGTCAGAGAACGGCTTGAACGGCTGCGATTTGGGGTCAGCCAAGAAGCGTACACGTTTCTCGGCGTCAGACAGGTACGAGGTGCGGTCTTCGCCTGTCCAGTCGTACGCCTCGACGATAGCAACTTCGCCACTCGACTTGTTGATAACGATCCACCCACCAAAGTCCATGCCCGTGGCGGCACCGTACAGGTGCCCCTGCATGACGTAGCCGAACGGATCATCACCCTTTATGTGATCGTATCCACCGTTTCCGGTGAACTTGTTCTTGAACGCCCAGTCGCTTGCAGATTTGATATCCCACACACGCTCCACACCGTCAGTGCCGCGTATGATCACGTCGAGTGTACCCTTGACGTTCACACCGCCTATGGTTAGCTCGACTTCTTTTTGAAAGTCTACGATGTCGATACCGGCTTCGCGCATAACAAGCATCAGCAAGGCTTCGGTCAAGTCTCCGAATGCAAAGCGTGCGATACTGTTGTACTCCATGCTCTCTTCGATTCCGAACTTGTCGAGAATCTGCTGACAGAGAGGCTTGCCCAAGCCGGACATGCGTATGCGATACTCACGAGTACGACCACCGAGTTGTTTCTCGATGGCCGCTCGACAATCATCAACAAATAAATCTAGGTTATCCGGGGAGACTGTTACGTCCCCCCGGATAGCTCGTGTCATGTAGTCTTGAATATCAAGAAGCATTCGCGAAGTCCGATGCCAAATCAGAGTCATCCTCCGACAGCAGGAGCTTCTGTGCCTCCTTGAATTCACGGATCACAGTTTCATTGTGACCCCGCACGGTCTGATCAAACTTAGCAACGAGTTGCTTGTCGTCGTCAGATAGACCCACAACACCAGAGAGCGTCGGCACCGGAGTCCAGTAGGTCACGCTCCCCTTCTTGTTCTTGTGCGTACGAAGGGTGATCTCACAGTGCGCCATCAGCTTCTTCTGATTACTCAGACCGCTGATGAAGTCTGCGATAGGCTTGAAGCCGGACTTCTTGAAGTACGCAATCACCGGCTTCTTATCGATCTTCACTTGATTGCCAGAACCCGTCTTGAACGTGCCAGATATCGTGCCGTAGATCACCTGATTACAGATGACCGCACGACTCTTCAGGTACGCCGGGTCTTGCTGATCGAGTTGCTCCTCCTCTTGACGGGTGAGGCGACCGCACTTGTTACCGCCCTCCGTGTCAGGGAAAGTGCCGTCGAATTTCGGACGCTGCACCGACTTACACGAGAAGCCGCCACGCCCTTCATTCATCTCCGAATCCCACATCGAATACTCGTACATACGCATCAGGGCTTGGAGCTTCACTTCCGGTGCGTACAAAAACTCACCGTCCACAAAAATCTTCCAGTCTCCACGCGTCAGGGATTCGCCGTCTTCGGTCTCCTGATCGTAGTTGATGCTCAACCGGGGCAACCCAACGCGGTCACCGCCGCCTTCCCCCTGCCCCGTGAGCTTCATAAGCTGCTCAGTGTCGTCACTCTGGAGAGCGGCGACGAGAGCGTCCATTTCGCTATTCATTTCCATGATGTCTGTCCCATCCATATCCTTTACTCCTTTACGTTCGGATAGTCGGTAACGGCAATCTTACAGTTCTACGTCGTGTAAGTCAAGCCAATTTTTTCCTGCTTTGATTTCGATGCCGACGGGCATGTTGTACGCGATGCCATAACGTCGAACAGTTTCAAAGGGTAACGATAGCATAGCGTGCTTCATCAGGTCGATACAAATATTTTTTTCGTCCGGATGCACGTCCATGACAATCGAGTCGTGTACCGTATTGCAAATCACACTGCGTATGTTTGCGTCACGTACGGCCTTCTCTAGGGCAACGAGCGCTATCGGAAGCAGGTCAGCGGTAGCAAACCCCTGCACCGGATAGTTACAGATTGCCGTGCGGTGTGTAGCCGTGCCGTACTTCGTCCACCGAGCATCAGGGAAAGCGTACACTCGGCCTGACGGCAAAGATATCTCACGATACTTTACGGCATCTTGCTGTAGTACCTCGTGCCATATGGCGATACCCATGTACTTGTCTTTGAAGTCGTTGTAGTAACGCTTCTGATCCTCCGTGCCCGTGGTGCCGCCGTAGAGTGGTTTAAAGGTGTGAGCCTTCGCCTCTTGTCGTGTACAGCCTATGATCGACGCAGTGTAACTATGAACGTCCGTGCCCTCCCTCACATCAGCGTACACCCGCTTATCACCAGCGAGAAATCCGGCTACACGAAACTCTAGTTGCGAGTAGTCCCCTTCAAGAATGTAACCATCAGGGAAGCGACTTTCGACGACCTTACGTATTGCGAATGTCGAACCGCGTGGCATGTTTTGGAAGTTCGGATTGCGAGACGAAAGCCTACCCGTCGCCGTAACACACTGCATGAATTCCGGATGAATGTAACCCTTCGAGTCAACATTGTTCTTGATCCCCTCGACGAAAGTGTTGAGGTAAGTACGCAAGGCATTGAAGCGAACGTACCCCGTGACAAACTCGCGTGCGTCACCCGACAGTTCAATAGAACGCTCGTCGAGTGTGTCCTTGTCCGTACGAAATCCGGCAGACGCAACGTCGTACGGATTACGGGGTGACATCTTGAACCCCGCAACTTCTCCCGTGGGTATGTAAAGGACACCCTTGCCATCACACCTACGACAGACGCGCACGGCCTTACCGAGCGTGCCGTCCTTCTTTGTCACTCGGGTGCGCCCGTGACCGTTGCACGACGTACACGTTTCGGCTCGTGTCTTGTAGACGAGATCGGTCATACGCCGCACGGTCTGATTGAATTCTCCACGCCCCATACGGGTGCGCTGCTTGGGCTTCATCGTTGCACCGCGTTGCTCCATGCCCAAGTTGAATGTGCGCGACCAATCCCTCTTGTCTTTTACTTTACGCGAATAGAGGAGCATAGAGCGGTCGTCAGGGCTTGTTAGGCTAATCGGGGTATCCCCCATAGCATTTTGCGCCAACGCCGCCAAGCGGGCTTCTAGGGCCGTTAGCTCCTCTGTGTACATTTTCTCGATCTCGTCGAGCGTGTCCAAGTTTATCTTCAAGCCCACTCGTTCAGTGCGAGCGAGTACGTCTGTCATCTCAAGTGACAGCTTGAGTGTGGGTACGAGTCCCTTTCCCATCGAACAACTCCTCAAATGATACGCCATAGGCGTCTAGCTGTTTTAGTGCGATCTCTTCCGTAGCCTTTACGTCGGCTATTCCGTACTCTCGTACGATGTCCCACGGTATGTCGTAGAACGTCTTGCCCGCCTCAAGATGCGGCGCAATAAGGTCCGTCTCTTTTTGGGTAACGTCATACTTCCTTGCAAGAGCAGCAAGTCCGAGAGGCCAACGCCGTGCCTTCGAAAGTATGTATTCAGCAACCATCGTATCATAGATGTCTCCGTCATAAGTGAAGCCGCACTCGCGTATCCACTGCAAGTCGAACTTGATGTTCTGACCTACGAGTACATCAGCGTGGTCGAGTGACAGTTGAAACTTTTCCGCAGCAGCCTGTGTCGGAGGTTCAGTCGAGTGGTAGTAACAGTCGTAGTCCACACTGCTAACCAGCCACTTGTACCCGATAGACACCAGT